GCATAGGCTTGTACTGTGCTTTCGGACCGTTCCCAGTGGCTGGTTGGCGCCAGGCGGATGGGTATTTTACGATGGAAGCTTCGGCTGCTGACGTGTCTTTCGCTATCCTGAAGCTCGCAGAAGGCTAGACACTTACCCACCACCCGTAAGGGAAGGAGAATACAATGCCAATCTCAACAGCAATATCTGCTTGGGGCACGCTACTCAAGGTGGGTGACGGAGCCACACCGGAGAACTTCACAACTGTTCTTCAGGTACAAGACCTCACGCCACCTGCGCCAGAGCTTCTAATGGAGGATGCAACCACGCACTCCTCAGTAGACGGTTGGGAAGAAGACCGGCCGACGAATCTGAAAATGGGTGATTGCTCCTTCGGTGTTATGTATGTGCCGACGGAGTCAACCCATGATGCTGGCACAGGGTTGATCGCTGACCTGGTAGGCAAGACCCTACGCAACTTCCAATGTGTCTATCCGGAAACAACCACGTGGGCGTTCTCAGCCTATGTGCAGAAGTTCACACCGAAGGCCCCGTCAAAGGGCCTGCTCCGAGCCGATGTGGTTCTGAACGTCACCGGCAAACCGACACTAGCCTAAAAGGAGGGCAAAATGCCCAAGCTGACCCGCGACCAGATTCTGGCGGTTGCTGATATCAAGACCGAGGAAGTTCAGGTGCCCGAGTGGGGCGGATCTGTCTTTGTGCGCGGACTCACCGGAGCCCAGCGGGACAAGTTCGAAATGAAGGTTGTTGAACACCGCGGCACCAAGCAAATCTGGCACCGCGAGAACATACGAGCTCGGATCATAGTGATGAGCGTGGTAGATGACAATGGCGAACTGCTCTTCGCCGAGAAGGACATCAAGGCAGTCAGCGAGAAGGCGGCAGGCGCACTGGAGCGGATCTTCAATGTGGCTCAGCGTCTGTCTGGTCTATCGAAGCAAGACGTGGCGGAGTTGGCAAAAAACTGACCAAGCGCCCCGAGCGGCGCTTCTGGTTTCGCCTTGCGTTGGCTCTCGGCTGCACTGTTGCTGAACTTCAACAGAGAATGAGCAGCCGAGAGTTTGCAGAGTGGTGCGAATTCTACCGGCTGGACCCGTTCGGCTCTGAGCGGTCAGATATGCAAGCGGCAATGATGGCCTCGGTTACAGCCAACGCGTGGCGTGGCAAAGATCAAGATGCCTACACCGTGGAGCACTTCATGTTAGAGCTTGGCGAGCGTAAACTCAGGAAGGGGCCAGAGGTGGCGATCGAAGGCGAGGCGTCTCTGGAGGACATAGGCCCAGAGCGCGGCACCGCAATACTAGAGATGCTCAATCGGATATACGGCGGCAAGGATATCAGGGAGCAGTAATGGCGACCGCACTTGCGATGATGGCAACATTGGGGCTAAATACAGCGGACTTCGTGCGAGGACTGAAGACCGCGGAAGATAGCGCCGATGATGCAGTAGAGGGAGTGTCGTCAGGTCTCGGCGGCCTCGGCTCTGCTGGTACGCTGGCGATGGGTGCTGTGGCTGCGGGCGCGGTGGCTGCAGTTGCTGCCGTCGCGGCTGTCGGTGTCGGGGTAGGTCTGGTGGTGTCCGAGATCGCAGAGCTGACCCTTGAGGCTGCGGCCTTCGAAGGTACTAGAATGACCTTCGAGAACCTGACTGCTGAAATAGGCGGGACAGAAGCAGTGACCCAAGGCCTACGAGTGGCTACCGGTGGGATGGTAGCCGATACTGACCTCTGGAATGCTGCTAACAAATTCCTGCTGATGGGGCTGACCGAGACCTCAGAAGAGACGGCGGCAATGTCAGAGATGGCCGTTCAGCTCGGCCTGGCGATGGGCGGCGATGCCACAGACTCGATGGAGAACTTCGCCTTGATGATGGCCAACCAGTCGATTCCACGGTTGGACAGCTTCGGTATATCCTCTGGCGAAGCCAGAATCAAGATCGAAGAGATGATGGCGGCCGATGAAAACCTGACCAAGGAAATGGCCTTCTCCACAGTAGTGATGGAGATGGGCGCTGAAAAGATGGCTTTGGTCGGTGATCAAAGTGAGACAGCTGCTGGGGGAATGGCGCAATGGGAAGCATCGATGGAGAATATGCGAACTGGCATCGGGCAGGGCTTTATACCAGTGCTCGAGCTCCTGATGGACGCAGCTGGCCCGGTGCTGGATTGGCTTGGAGTGGCGTTGCCCGAGGCCGCGGCAGTGGCCGGTGACTGGATCGCAGAGAACTTGGCACCGATATTAGAAGACCTGGCAGTGTGGTGGGAAGGCTTCTGGCCGAAGGCACAAGAATTCTTCATCAAATTCTGGGAGGGCATTCAGCCTGGCCTTGTGTGGCTGAAGGAGGCGTTCGAGGGTTTCATCACTTACCTGATGCCCGGTCTGACCAACGTGTGGAATATACTCAAGGATGCCTGGGCTACAATCGTAGTCATATGGTCTAATGATCTAAAACCGGCACTTGCGGATCTAATGGAGGCTCTTGGAATTGGGGAAGTAGGCGCGGAGGACTTCGGCGCAATGATTGGGAAGATGACAAGTATATTCCTGCACATCATCACCTCAGGAGCTGTGCAAACTGTGATAGGTGTTATCCACGGGCTTATATTTGTGATCGAGATGGCAATATGGTACGTGGATCTATTCAAAGAGGCTTGGGAGGGTGTCAGAACCTTCTTTCAGAATTTGCACATAGTGATGCCCCACTTCACAGTCACCTGGGACTCGGTCTTGGGTGTGGATTATCCTTCAGGATTCGACGTCGACTGGTATGCGCAGGGCGGCGACTTTATGGTTCACAGTCCAACCATCATCGGGGTTGGTGATAAGGGCTCCGAACGGGTGCAGATCACGCCTGCTGGTTCAGTACCTGCAACTGACGCGGCCCCGGCATCCACTACTGAAATCAACATCACAGCCAACTATCCACAACAAAGCGAAACCTCTCTCGCCCAAGACCTTCAGCTCCTGCAAATGCTGACGGCTGGAGGATGAAATGGACCTGGATGTACTGGTTGCAGGAGTGCCGCACAGCCTGACAGACGATGTGGTCTGCAATCTACTGGATCAAGCGGGTATCGGGTTGCCACCGCTTCATCGGCTAGCTGAGCGTGGGCCTCAGCAGCACGGAGATAGTGACCAAGGGTTCCGACTGGATCCTCGCATTATCAGCCTTCTGCTCCGGCTGGAGCCTCCCAACATAATAGACAAGCGGGACGCACTCCTAACCTACTTCACGCCGAGGGATGATGCTCTGACGCTGCGCTGGACACGGGATGACGCCGAGGTCAGGAGCCTTGATTGCCACTACATCGCCCGGCTCACGCTGGCTACCAAATCATCCAGCCGCTATCTGATGAAAGTGCCGGCACAGTTCAAAAGCAGTGACAATCCATCCTTCTATGACCCAGTGGGATTGCACGTTGTGTTCGCGATTGCAGGCGGTGGTGAGGCGATGGATATACCGCTGGCGATTCCGTGGAAGATCGGATCCTCGGCGATCGATGCCACGCAACCAGTGACCTACGACGGAACCTGGCGCACGTATCCACTCATAACTGTCACCGGGCCGCTGAACAGCTGCATCATAACCAATCTGGTCACCGATGAAAAGCTGGACTTCACGGGCCTCAACTTGCCTGGTGCCGAACAGCGGGTGATCGACCTACGGTATGCTCGGAAGACCGTGGTGGATGAGCTCGGCGCAGATGCACTGCCCGATATGACCACAGATTCGGACTTGACCACCTGGCACATCGCCGCGGCCCCCGATGCTCCTGGTGGCATCAACAGCATTCGCGTAACAGGAACCGCCGCCACTGCGGACACAGATGTGCGGATCGAGTTCTTGAACCGATACATCAGCTTATAGGAGGCAACAATGGCTGAATCTAGCATTATGTGGACAACCGGCGGAGCAGGTGACGGGACAAACCCGTACACGATGGCTCAGGTTATCAAGTGGTTGGAGAGAACCCTCGGATCGGGCATTCATCTCGGATACACGAATGAATGTGAGCCGACAGAGGCTGCACCGAATGTGGCGGTGGACTCTGGGGCAGCCACTATACACGGCTTCCCGTATGAAAACACGGCAGCGCTTAATGTGAACATTCCAAATACTGGTGCTGGAGACGAGCGGATCGACCGCATTGTGCTCCGGGCCAACTGGGCTGCCCAGACGGTGCGGATCACCAGGATCGTGGGCGTGGAGGCTCCCGCTCCCGTTGCGCCAGCTATCACGCAGAATGACGGCGTCACTTGGGATGAATATATCTGCCAGGCGCGGGTCACTGACGCAGGAGCTATCACGGTTACAGATGAGCGGACCTACTCGGACATTAACACCCAAATTCAGCAAGGTCGCCTGGTTGACGGAATCCTCACAGCGGACGCTGCGGGTAGGCTGAAAATGGCCGCTGGGTTTCTGGGGGCCGATGCTACAAGCCGGGCGCTGATGGCAGCGGACTTCTTCGCCACGGATGCTGCAAGCCGGGCAAAGTTCGAGACCGATTTCTTCGACACCGCGACACTCCTGGACCTGCTGGAGGCAGACAGCATCACCAACGCGGTGCTGATAGACGCGATCTTGAATGGGGCTTTTCAGGCTGACGCTGCCTCCCGTGCTCTGTTTGCTGCTCTGTTTGTGAACTCTGCTATGCTGGACAACGACTCAGTTACCTCTGCAAAGATCGTGGACGGTGCCATTGTCAATGTGGACATCAACGCGGCGGCAGCCATCGCTCAGACCAAGATCAGCAACGCGGCTCCGGCCATCAACGCGGATCAGGTAGACGGTTTTGAGGCCGCAGACTTCGCAACCGTGGAGGATATGAACGACATCCGATCCTCTGTATCTGTAGACACTGCAGCGGTGGACGTTACAACAAATGCGTTCACCGATCTCACTGTTATGACGCTGACCCCGACATTGGAACAAACCTGCGATGTGCTGATAATCTTAACACTAGAGCATTATGCCACAGGCGCAGGCACTAAGGAGCTTGACGTGCGCGCGGAGGCAAACGCCGTTACCCTGGACACGTATACAGAGCACGTACTGCCGGCGACTGGAAACTATATCTCCACATTTCATTGGTTCGCCACCGCAGTGCCAGCTGGTGCGCGTAACTTCAAGATAGAGTGGAAATGCTTGAGCGGCGCTGATGTGGAAGCGGAGCAGAGAACTTTGTCAATTATCATCATTCCTCAGTAGGCGAGTATGGCCGTAGAATACCGACTGGATATATACACAGCCGCCGGAGTGCTCCAGGCCGTTCTGACTGGTAGCGCTTCGGGCGGGTTCCGCACACTAACCTATAACAAACGGGTCAACGTGGGCGGGATGCTCCAGTTCACCTTGGACGGCGCGGATCCGCTGGTTCCGCTCCTAGAAGACAAAGGCATCGTGGAAGTCTGGCGGCGGGACGCGGCCAACGGTATCGCCTGGTACCGAGATATGACGGGGCTTTTCCGTAAGCAAGAACGATCCTACATCACGGGGCCGGAGTTCATTGCCACTTGCCAACACCCGCTGGTCTTGCTCAACTGGAGGACTATCGGCTGGCTGGCAGGAACCGCGGATCGCTCAGAGTTCATCGGCGACCCAGCGGAAACCGTGATGAAAGTTATGGTGGATTACAACGCCAGCGCAAATGCCACAGTGGGGAATGGGAGGGAACGGACAGCCAACACCCTGGGCATAACTGTGGAGGCCGATGGCGCAAATGGAAACGTGGTCGACTGGTATTGTGCCTGGGACAATCTTCTGGCGTCACTGAAGAAACTGGCGCAAGTCGGAGGTGGTGATTATAACCTGGTGTCCACAGGAGCAGCCGCTTGGGAATTCAGATGGTACACGGGGCAACTGGGAACCGACCGGTCAGCGTCTGTGATCTTCTCGTTGGAGCACGGGAATATGGCGCGCCCCGTCTACAAGCTGGATCGTCTTCAGGAGGCTACCGCGGCCATTGTCTGCGGAGACGGAGTAGGTGCTGCACGGAACGTAACGATCAGAACTGGCACCGACTATGCTGCAGGAAACGATATCGAAATTGTACACTCGAACGGGATGTTGACCACAGTCGTGGGCCGGCAGACCGCGGGCGACCAGAAGCTCCGGGAGAGGCAAGCGGAACCAACCTTCGGCTTTGACGTGATTCAGGATGGCGCCAAGCTGTACGGGCGCGACTATTTCCTGGGCGACCTGGTAACAGCCCGGTACGATGTAGTGGAAGAGACCCGAAAGATCGCGGCGATTGGTGTGGACTGGAAAGTAGATGGCAAGGAAGTGATAACCGTGGAGGCGGGGCAGGTCTAATGTCTAAAGCTATAGAAGCACTAGCGGCAGAGCTACTGAACCTACGAGAGCGGATCCGTCTTCTGGAGATGCAGGAGCCGAGCGGCGGGACAGACCCGAATGCCATCCACGTCAATGTGGCTGCAGAGATATCGGCCATTGCTGCCAAGGCGGTTCCGATAGGAGCCGATTATCTGATCATCGAAGACAGTGCAGCGGCTGATGTCAAGAAGAGCATTACGATAGCGGACCTTCCCATCGCGGCGGTAGTACCGAATCACGACCACACTGGTGATGCGGGAGATGGTGCGCAAATCAGCCACGACACCGCCTTGACAGGGGTGAGCTCGGATGATCACCACGCTCAAGCTCACAAGGACACCCACGACCCGGAGGATGGGGGCGACCCGCTGGACACGGAGGCTCCCGTTGACACAGGGACGGCGAATGCCATTGGCACTTCTCACAACCTGGTCCGTGGCGATCACGTCCACAAGCTCCACGACCACTTGCACGCAGGTGTCGCGGGAGACGGGGCCACGCTAGACCACGGTGCCCTTACTGGTAGGGGAGATGACGATCACACACAGTACATTCTCCACAGTGACTATCCACCAGGATGCCGAGCAATCCGAACGAGCGCGCAATCGCTACCCAATGGGGCCGTGACGGCTCTATCGTTTAATTCGCAAGTGCACGATACGGATGGGTGTTTCGCTCCAACGGATACGAAACTATACGCGAGAACCGCTGGGTATTACCTCTCCGGTTTCTCGGTGGCTTTGGCGGCTCCTGGCTCTGCAATCGCCCGGAAGATCGCGCTTCTAGTAAAGCAGGACGGTGCACAGTACCTAGCAGAAAGTGACGTGTATGTTAGTCTGAACGTAGCGGCGGGTACTTCTGTCACTACAGGAATGTTTTATATGGCGGTGAACGAGTATGTAGAGTTCTATGTCTACCACAACACAGGTGCTGCCGTAGACACGTTGGCTGCAGACGCAAATAATCAGCATTACTGTAATGGCTGGCTTATGCGGGTAGCTTAAGAAGAGGAGAACAAATGTGTGACCTGGTAGATCGAATCGGCACAGCACTTGAGGAAGACCAGAAAGTGATCGCCGCCAACACCGCAGCCTTTGGTGCTTTGTTGGAGACCTTGCGATCTATGCAGACCACGATGGAACTGTTAGTCGGGCAGGTCACAGTGAGCATTTCGCAGAAAAGCGACGCTGTGCCCATCAAGGTATTTCTGGTCGTGGTTGGCACCATGGCGCTTGTGATCGCAATCGTTTTGGGCGTTAATATGACCGACCTGGTAAACGCGAAGAATTGTCTGCCATAGGATAGGGAGGTAGCAAATGACTCAGTATGTGACCACGAGCACGGAGAAGTGGTGCTTCGCCCCGCTGATTAGGGATGACGACCCCAAGAGGCACACAGTTCTTATGATCGAGGACGGCATTCTGCAGTGGTGCGAAAGGGGCAGCATCTTCAACCAGGTGGACTGGCCTACATGGTTCAGGCATGGCGGCGAGTTCTCACAGCCCGAAGGCGGCGATATCTGGGCCCACAGATATCCCGAACGGGTGCTTTGCGGATCTAAAGCCGAGAAGCTCTTCTGGTTCTGGCGTATAGGCGAGGGAGGCCAGCTGCGCCAGATGGCAGTCGAGCCAGGCCAACGGATCACATTCACAGCACAGGTCCAGGGCTGGAGTTCAAACGACGATGATGGGCATACGAGCACCGGCGTGGGCGAAGAGGCAG